GATACGGACTGAGCGGGTTGGTCCTCTTCGTTGGGCTGGCACTGATGTATGGAATGTAGGAGGGTGCGAGATGGAGAACAAGAAAGAATTTACACAGATGATAGAGGCTCTCCTCAAGGCGGACTGCTGCAGCGATGTTGCTGTCTGCGAATACACAAAGGATGGCCACAATGAAGTCGTCACCATCATCTTCAATGGCGGATATACCGTCAAAATCAATGTCAACTGCAACAGCCTCGGTGCGATCCTCAAGGAAGTGGTCAAAGAGGTATACGATAACGGAGCATTTGGCACATTCTTCCGCGGATGGCCGAAAGACGAAAAGGAGGCGGCAGAATGAACAAGATGAAACAGAAGGCGGCCGTTATGAATTGGCTGCAAGAACACGGAGATCTAACTGTCAGAATGGCGGTCACAGAGCTGAACATCATGAGCCTCCCGAAGCGGATCGAGGAGCTCCGGAAGGACGGCAAGGATATACGAACAGTTTACAGGAGAAGCGAGAACGGCAAACGCTACGGCGTGTACGTGCTGGTAAAGAAGGAGGCGGACGATGAGTAAGAGACTGCATGGGGACTTCCGGAAGTTCATGGATAAATCATTCCTCGGCTCCTGGGACGTACCGGCCGGCGAGGATCTGATCCTCACGATCGACCATGTAGCCAGGGATGAAGTGAAGAACGAACGCGGCGGTGAAATGAAAATGACGCTTCACTTCGTAGAGGATTATAAGCCGATGGTCTGCAACGTAACCAACGGCAAGGCGATTGCAGCCGCTTACCATTCGAACAACGTCGAGGACTGGGAAGGTAAGAAGGTCGCGATCTATACGACAAAGGTCACAGCATTCGGCGGAACGACCGATGCGCTCAGGATCCGAGACTATCCACCGAAGACGGATGAATACATTTGCGCCGATTGTGGCAAGGTTATAAAGGACTTCGGCAAGTACAAGGCGAAGGTTATCGCAAACAGAGCATTGACCAAATACGGTCGGCATCTCTGTTACGAGTGCGCGCAAATCGCAGGGAGCGAAGAAACGGAGGTAAGCGATGGAGTGCAGGAAACCGAGTGAATGGAGAGTTACAGCGAACCCGGTCGGCGGGAAAATGTGGTACGCCGTCTACCGGATCCGTGACATCGACGAGGTAGATCATAGCGGAAACCGTCAATATCGAGGCGGATACATCGACGATAAAAGCAAGGCGGAGGAATATGCTCGCTTGCTGAATGAGGAGGGTACAGATGAACAACAACATTAACGTCCGGGAAATACTCGGAGTACAAAACAACAATCCGTTATTTATCAAGACGCTCGGCCCAGATAAAAGAGCAGCTGCCGAAAGGTTCGCAGTGACCGAGAAGTTCTTCGAAGAGTGGCACAGCGCGATAAATCAGACGAACACAAGGGAAATGCCACCAGAGCTCATCAAATACTACGAGGAGGCTGCGCTCGCACTTTGCATGATCCTCAAGATGGAGAAGGGGCTGATTACATGGTAAACAAAGAGAACTACTTCGCTCCTGGAACAATGAGCAAATACTGGAGCGTATCACAATTTAAGACTTTTAACCGATGCGAGGCGCTCGGTCTCGCTGAAGCCCGGCACGAATACGTCCGGGAAGAGACCGATGCGCTTCTGATCGGGAGCTACGTAGATGCGTACTTCTCCGGGGAGCTGAACCAGTTCGTCGAGATGCACATGGATCAGATGTTCAGCAAACGAGGCGGAGGACTGCTGGCGAAGTTCAAACACGCCGATGAGATAATCGAGACAGTCACAAGGCAGCCGCTCATGATGGACTATCTGAATGACGGAGAGAAGCAGGTCGTTATGACTGCAGATATGTTCGGTCTGCCGTGGAAGGTCAAAATGGACGTCTACAACGGCAGCCGCATCGTAGATCTGAAGGTCGTTCGTGACTTCGAGAGTATCTGGGACAAAGGATACGGACGGCGATCATGGATTGAATACTGGGGCTACGACGTGCAAGGGGCAGTCTACCAGAAGGTCGTCGAGCTCGTAACCGGTAAGAAGTTACCGTTTTTTATCGTAGCGGTCACAAAAGAGAAGATTCCGGACGTCAAGATCATCGAGATCCCGCAGCATATTCTCGACGCTGCCCTGGGAATGGTTGAGGCCAAGATTGACCGGTTTGACCTGATAAAGACGGGACAAGTCGAGCCGATCCGCTGCGAAGAGTGCGACTTCTGCAAGCAGACGAAGGTTATAACAGAACCGGAAGTTTATGAGATAGAGGAGGCAAAGTGATGGGTGACTCTTTAAGTATTGCTATTAACTACGTGGAGGAAGAAGTAACTCGCATTGCAAAAGAATACAAGGCGAACGGAACCATAAAACGCGACGACTGGGATGTTATCGATATGTTTATCTTCTTTACTGAAGAAAAGGCGAAAAAACAAATAGATTTGCACCAGTTGTATGAGGAAGTGCCGGATCGTATTGAGGTGGTGTAGTGATGGGATATACAGCACCAATCGAGTACGTTTATTTCATAAAGGCTGGAGAATTCGTAAAAATTGGGCGCACTACGAAAGGAATCGGCAATCGCATTGAGCATATGCAAACGGCAAACGCGCATGTATTACATTGCCCCATGTATATAAAAATATATGTGCATTCATATTATTGTTCCATTGGAGAGCGCGTCGAGCGTTTGGTCCATACGATCTGCAAAGATTCTCATGTAAGAGGAGAGTGGTTCCATTATCACGATGCAATGCGCGCTGTTTATCAAAACATTGGTGTTATTAGACGTTATATCGAAGGGAACAGAAGTATTCGCACTTACAAAATCGGGATCAATGGAGATCATGAAAATGCCACGAGCTACCCAGTAAATAGTATGGAGGAGGTAATTTGATGGAGACAACAAAATACAGACTATTAAAAGATCCTATTACCAGGCACATCAAAAGACTTGGTCAGACAAATAAGAGCGTCTCAAGGTATATGACAGAGGGACAGGACGAAAACTGGCTGTCCAATAGAACGAACAAATCCAGGTCAACACTTGTCGAATGGCCGCAAGTAGAAAAACTCGCATGGTTCTTCGATGTTGATCCAGACGAAATCGCGGACGAAGTAGATGCCGCCGAATACAAGCAAAAGCAGCCGAAGCAGACAAACGAACTGACCATAACAATAACGCAGGATCAGTGGAACAATCTGCTGCACCTCGTAACATCGGCAGTTCGTGACGGGATAACTGCAGCACTTAAATAGGTTCATACTGCGGGCGGCGTATCAATCAATTAATTCAAAGAAACAACAAACGTATACGCACCACACTATTTTATAAATGCGCCGTCCGTAGATGAAGGAAACGCGAAACGAGCCGATTCAGTAATAAGGCGGGGCGGAGCTCCTATAAACATATTTAATCATTAACTACTGCAAGGGTCATTCGCGACGTTTTTCATACCGCCCCGCTTTATATATGGAGGAGTACAAATGCTAAATCACATAACAATTCACGGCAACCTCGGACGAGATCCGGAGCTAAAAGAGTTCCAGCGAGACGGGGATACACGCAAACTGGTCAACTTCTCCGTCGGATGCAGCCGAGACTTCGGAGACGAGACCGACTGGTTCGACGTAACCATGTTCGGCAAGAGAGCCGACGTAATCGATAAATGGTTCAGTAAGGGCTCGGAGATTATCGTCTGGGGACGTATGCAAGCCGATACGGTCGAAAAGGACGGCACAAAGCGCAAATACTGGAAACTGATTGCCGACGGATTCGACTTCTGCAGGAATAGTTCCGGTGGAGCTGCAACCGCTCCGGCAAGCAGCGGATCCATTCCAGACACACCAGAAGACGACGATGATATTCCGTTTTAGGAGGTAACTAATGAAGGACGTAATTAATGCAGCAGCTGATATTCTTGACAAAATCCAGACTGCATCGAAGAAGGACGAGCTCCTCAAGGCGGCTCTGGCATATATGCTAGACGTTGCAATAGGACTGTGCGACGATACGACCGCGCAGGAGCCACAAAATAAGCCTCTGACGAACGAAACGGCGCAGACTGATGGGGAAAACGCTAAAGCAGAAAAAAACAAGAAGGAACCGAAGAGTAGCGGCCGCAAGACATTCGACGTCGGTAAAATGAACGCACTGCTGCAAGCCGGCTGGTCCGTTCCGAAGATAGCAGACGAGATGGGAGTCTCAGCTCCGACGGTCCGGAAGTATATGCGCCAGGAGGGATACAAATGCTGACGAAACCGATTTGCTTCAACTACAAGGAATACGTAGAACTCCGGGAGGCATACGAGGAACTTCTGGCAGACAATCAGAAGCTCACCGCGGACAATCGGAGGCTCAGAAAACAGCTCGCGAACCTCGAGATTAGGTGCAGAATTGCGGAGGCTGATAATGGTAGACCGTAAATTTATTATCGTAGACTCACGCGAGAAACCGAAGGCAATCAGCAAGATCCTGCAGCATTTCGAGGCTGAGAACATCCAGTACGAAGTCAGTAAGCTGCTTTTCGGCGATTACATGGATTGGAACCGTCCGAACCTGGTTATCGACCGCAAACAGAACATCGCCGAGCTGGCGAAGAACTGCACCAGGGAGCACGAACGATTCCGCAGGGAACTGGAAAGAGTCAAGGCCACAGGGTCGGAGCTGGTCATTCTGGTCGAACAGAACAGATACAAAGATCGTGACGAGTGGATTCAGGTCCGGGAGATCTCGGATCTGATTCGCTGGTCATCTCCTCATACGATGGTTCGGGGGGAGAAGGTGTACCGCGTGTTGGCCTCCTGGGCCTCAAAATACCCTCTGAGAGTCGAGTTTTGCGATAAAAGGTCAACGGGTCGGATGATACTAAAAATACTTTATGAGGGGGCAAATAATGGCTAATAAGGAGTCAACAGTAATATATGACAAGCACGTCGAGATATGTGCGGAGTTTTTGACAGACGAACAATTCGGAAAGCTCATGTTCACGCTGACGATGGGGAAAGAGCCTGACTTCGGTGACGATCAGATGCTGTCACTTGCGTACGCCTTTATTGCGCTCCAGAAGGACATCGACGACAAGAAATACGAGGAACGCTGCAAGAAGAACAGGGTGAACGGAAAGAAGGGCGGACGGCCTAAAAAGGACGACAAAAAACCGAAAAAAGCGAATGGTTCTTTTAAAAACCCTAATGATAATGAAAATGATAATGAAAATGATAATGAAAATGATAATGATAATGAAAATGATAATGAGGCCGATGCGGCCATTCACTCAGCAGATTCAGATCTTTCATTTTTCGGTGAGCACGAGAACGTCGAGCTGACTGACGAACAACGGCAGGAGCTGATGGACAAATTCGAGCGGTCCGGGGCTCTGATCGACGAGGTCAGCGACTGGATCCACAACGCGAAGAACCACGTACCGGACCATTACGGGCTCTGTGTGCGATGGGCGAAGAATGCGGGCTGGCCGAAGCGACGAAAAATCGAGCCAGTCAAACCGATAATCGTAGAGGACCCGCTAACTGAGGAGGAGCAGCGGGCGAAGGTCGCTGATATGCGGGCGAGGCTGAACGGTGCGCTCGCCAGCGGATAAGGAGTAAACAATGACACTAATAAACCGAGAAGATGCGATAGATGAACTTCGCCGTCTAATTCCTTATAAAAAATACCATAGGGGTGAATGGGTGTATTTGCTTGACAAAAGGGAAGTGTTCAAAGCCATAAACGCACTCCCATCAGCCGAAGCCGAGTGGATTCCATGTAGTGAGAGGTTGCCGAGCATGAGAACAGAGGTGATTTATTCGTTTGATGGTATCGTCAGCACAGGATATATGACTGACAGAGATTTCAACGGAGAAAAGATGGAACTTCATTGGGAAGACCTTGAATGCGGAGCGACCATTGAACCCATCGCATGGATGCCACTACCGAAACCATACAAAGGCGGTGATACAGAATGAGGTTACCACAAGACAGAATACTCCACATAGATACGGAACTTAAGAACGGCAAAGTGAATATAGTGGCAGAGTGGCAAGGCGAATTGGTGCGGTGTAAAGATTGCAAGTACAGAGATGAGAAGTGTGGCATGGGAGAGCATCGGTGGTGTCAGATCGTCAAGACGTCAACTGCGCCAAACGATTATTGTTCATACGGAAAACGCAGAGAGGATGGTGAGTGATGATAGTAGCATTATGGATTATCGCAGTATGCGAGGTAATAAGAGCAATACAGAACATGATGCAGTTGGCGATGGTACGGAAAGATACAGGGGCAAGAGATAACGCCTATGCAGAGTTTGTCAAAAGCCTGAACAAAACTGACAGAGAGTTTGTCAAAGATTTGCTTGAAGAATTTGAAAGCGAGGTAGAGGAATGACACACAACGAATGTTGCGGAACGTGCAAATGGCACAGGAAAGACGATGATGGAGATTGGTACTGTGCAAACTACGACAGCGAATATTACACAGATTGGACTGAGTACACGGATGTGTGTACGGAGCATGAGAGGAGAGAGAAATGAAAGACGATAAGCAATTCAACGAAGCACTTGCCAAAATCGGAACACTTGCAGGAGTAGGCGAAGATTGGTACGAAATCGGAGAAGCCGAAAAGGGCGAGGATGGCAACACAAGATACGGCATATATGCAAAGACCGAGGATATAGCAGAGAAAGTCGGAAAGGTGTTTGAAAGAATCTTTGCAAACAATATCAACATCAAGGATAGCACGGTGACATTTGACATGAGCCACCATCATACGGACATACGAGGCGGTGATACAGAATGACACAGACGTTTATGCAAAAGGTGTTTGAACGAATACGCCCGATTCTTCGGAAGATAACAGGACATAAATATGGTTGCTGTGATGGATGGGCAAGATGTTCAAGATGCAAATATGTCAAAGGTGGTGACGCAGAATGAAACGAGAAGAAGCCATACAAGTGTTACAAACGGCATTAACATCACCATTTATTTATGGAGAATATGCAGACGCTATAAGAATGGCAATAGAAGCATTGAGCAGAGAACAAAAGAAGTATGATGCAATATGCAAAGAGTTGTGCGAATTAAAGAGCGACTTGAATTTGCCGATAGAAGCTGCATTAGCATACGAAAAAAGCATTGGTGTTGTGAGCAAATATGCGAAGATGGGTGGTTCAAAATGACAAGGGAAGAAGCAATAAGGCTGATTGAAAACGTGGAGTTTTCTTTAAGTGATTTCTTACGGGACGCAGAGATGGACGCATTAGATTTGGCAATAGAAGCACTGCGTGGAATGGACGTAGAGCAAGCCATAGAGTGGTGCAAAGATTGTCAGCACAACGAAGTATGCAGATATTATCCATACGATGGGTGTGAGTTTAAGGATTCGTCAGAGCGACCAAAGGGCAAGTGGATAGAAGTCACAAATGGCAGAGGTGGACATGAATGTTCTAACTGTCATGCTTATGCACCATCTTATATGAGCGGTGACGAACACTTGTCTGACTTCTGCCCTAACTGCGGTGCGGATATGAGAGGTGAAGAGGAATGATACTTGGACTCATAATCGGCTTTATCGTCGGAGCATGGTTTGGAGTGATGACGTTAGCTCTATTAGTAGCAGGGAGGGACAAATGACGAAACCAGATTACACATACGAGGCAGAGATGGCGGAGCGTCTGAGGAACTGGAACAAGCGAGTCTATATCGCCGGACCGATAACCGGCGTAAAGGGATACACAAGGCATTTCGAGAGAGCAGCGAAGCTCCTGGCATCGAAGGGATTCGATCCGGTCAGTCCGACCGAACCGGGCGAAGTCGAGGGGTTCGAGTATAGGGATTACATCAATCGGGGGCTGCGGCTTCTGGAGGAGTGCGAATTTATCTGTATGCTGCCGGGTTCGAACAAGAGCAAGGGCGCGATGCTTGAGCTGCATTATGCGACGTGTTGCGGGCTGCCGGTGCTTCAGATCTCGGAGGATTACGAGCGAGTCCTGGGCGCAACGATGAACGAGGAGGCGAGGCTATGATATTCAAGATCGGATTGATTCTGACGGTGTTCGTAACCATACCGGCTTTCATCCTCGGGGCGTTTATGTATCTGGTGCTGGAATCAGATCCGGACGATGACGAGCCGGAACCGACTTGTAACAACTGCAACCATTGTTCTTGGTATCTGGACGGATGGTACTGTACTTGCGAGGAGAGTCTAGAATACGAACGAGAAGTCGAGCCGTACTGGGTAGGCTGTGACGACTGGGAGAGTGACGAAGGATGAGAGCAAAGGAATACTTGAAACAATACAAAGAGGCCATGAGGCTGGTCGCTGTTCTGCAGCAGGAATACGACGAAGAGATGGATTTGATCGACAACATCCGCAGCAGTCTCGGTGGAGACGGGATGCCTCGGTCTGGAGAGATCAGCAAGAAGGTCGAGAACCAGGCAATCAAACTGGCGGAGAAATCAGAGGGGTTATATGAGGCGAAGCTCGAAGCACTTCGATTGCAGAATAAAATCTTCAAAACGGT